TATCGGCTCAAAGATAAGTGGTCTATTTGGAAAGAGTGGGACATTCGGTAAAGTATTTGGAATCATAAGCAAAGGTTTTGCGCCAATAGCAAAATTCGCAGCTGGCTTTGGTTCTGTTCTCGGTAAACTTTTCTTGCCCATAACTATCATAATGGGTATTGTAGATACAGTCACAGGATTCATGGATGGATTTGAAACAGGCGGCCTGCTTGGTGGTGTAATGGGAGCAATCAAAGGTCTGTTCAACGGCCTCATTATGAAACCTTTAGATCTACTCAAAGATGGTGTGTCTTGGATTGCGAGCAAACTTGGATTTGAGAATTTCTCAGAGATGCTTGACGGCTTCTCCTTTGAAGAAATGTTTAGCGATATGGTTGACGGTCTACATAATATATTGACGGGAATCGGTGAATGGTTTAGTAGTAAGATCGATTTCGTAAAGGGTTTGCTTGGGTTCGAAACTAAACAGGATAAAGAAGACAAAGCAGCCAAAGAAAGAGAAATGGATGTTGTCAGAACTGAAAGATCTAGGCTGCGGGCCAACAAAGAATCTCTAGACGCAGCAATTGATAGTGAGAGAAAAGCTATAGCTGATGAATATGGATCTCTCGCCGATGCTCCTGCAGAAGATAGGGAAAGAATCGCGCAGTTAAACAAAGAGCGAATGGCTGCTCGAAAAGATCTGGAAAGGTTTGAAGACATTGTCTATCGCCCTGAAGAAACTTCCGAAGTAGATGAGCCTGTTGTGGCAACAAGGAAGCGCGTGAGAGGAAGGGGAACACAGGCAGGAGCAACAGCTGGCGCTGATATTAATGCTAGGTCTTCGGCACAAAGTTCAGCAGCATTGAATGTGATAACTACCAATGCTCCAACAGTAGTCAACGCCCCGACCTCTACGAGTATGAACAGTCAGACTATAGTGCCAGCTTCTCCAGGAAGGTCAAGGCAGGTTGGTCGAAGGTCCGCAAGGGCAAGCTAAAAAAAAGGGCAACTCTAGGAGCTGCCCATTTTAGTATTAGAGACTAGATATCAATCTTCTTCTGCCAGTTTCTCAAAGAAAGACAAAGAATCATCTTCCTCCTCAACTGCTTCTGGCGCCGAAGCGGTTTTTCCTGCTGGAGCTGCGGCAACTTTAGCTGGCGCTTCAAACGGAATGGTATCAGTTCCGTCATCATCCATAGCAGTGTTAGTCATGGGAACACCGCCCAAACCAAGAACACGGTTCAGTTTGGTTTGTAGCTCGGCATAAGACTTGAAGTTCTTAGGATCAACGAAATCTTGAAGAGAATGTAGTGATTCATAAACTTTCTCTAGACGATCATCCTCACCATCAAACAGTTCAGCTGGCGAGTCGAACTCAGACTTATCATAGTTACGATAACCTTCAACCTGACGAATCTTCAGTTTAAAATCTGCGCCTTCCCAGAAGTCAAATGGGTTGATCGCCTCTTCGTCTTCAAACGCAGGATTCATAGCTTCGTTCAGCTTGTCAAAGATCTTCTTGCCAAACTTGTAAAGCATAACTTTACCTTCCATCTCAGGACGCGCAGGATCTTTTACGATCATGACGTTGGCGATGTAGGAAAGTCTACGCTTTTGCTTTCGGGCTTGGTCTTTACCGGCATCAGTACCGTTGTTCCAAAGAGTGGAGTTATACTCTGAAACTGGATCTTTCTGGTTAATTGTTGTTAATGAGTTTTCAATATACCAGCCGCCAGTACCTTGGAAGCCGTGGTCGAACATACGAACCCAAGGAAGATCTTCGCCCTTTGGCTCTGGCAAGAATCGCAAGACGGCATAACCGTTGCCCGCTTTATCTACTTCTGGCTTCCAAAAACGGTCGTCGCCCGACTTGTTTTGACTGCCTGAAGATAGCTTGGTTGATTCGGATAGGAGTTTGTTCAATGAAGATGAACGAGATTTTTTTAGAGATGCAAATGATGATGCCATTTTTATTACCTTCTGTATATAGTTGTATTAAAGTTATTCACAATATATCATAATATTGAATGTATATTATACTTGCTTTTGAGGTACAAGTAAACCTTTTTTTATGCGGTATATGAGTTTATTTATACGTTTTCAAAACAATACTTTTCAGCTTGTCCCTCTTTATCGAAGAAAACCTATTGAGGAACGGGGAGTATTTGATCACAAGGAATAGCGTTTCATTGAGAACAATGTCGTCATACTTTTCCCATAATTTAGAGAAACCGATCAAATCATTTAAAAGAACCAACGTCTCGATCGAGATTTTATTCTGGGCATAATGCCTATAGATGATAGGGTGTGTCCCGTCATTCATAGTGAAGAGGCCATCAAAGGATTCCTCAATATCATAAAGATAATCCATATCTTCTGAGAATCTGTAGGAAAGGGATTCTGTATTCTTTTTCCAGTTCCTCATAATCAAATCATTTGGTGCGCTGAGCAAGTTCCCTATCCATGGAGGCTTGCCTGTATTCTGGCTATAATTCGCAACTAGAAATTTAATGAAGTCGTCGCGCTTAAATTTCCTAGCTGCCTTCTCAAAAAAATACTTATCTTTCCTAACATCATATGATGTTTCTTTTGCTCTCACCTGACCATTATATTTAAAATAATCGTACGAGTCTCGGGTGAAATGCTGACTCACCGCGAGATATGTTTTGTAACAATCAAATCCTGACATCGTCTCACTCATAATTAAATAGGTAGTCGGGCGCTCTTTGCAAGATAATTTAAATCTTGTGCTTCAACTTCTAACTTACCTTTAATGACCGTGTTCAGTAATTTCGCGGCCACCTCAATTTCCATTTCGTTTTTCTCACACCACCAACACACAGCATCCATATAAGATATTCGTTTTTCTATTACTACATTCTCAATTATATTAGAGAACTTTGCGGTCGATATTACCTCAACCATATACTACTCCCACCTGTAAAATATGTGATCTTCTATTTCAATCGTTTTTGTTTTTGTGGCTGCCCAATCTGGATAGACATAATCTGCATGATAGTGCGTCGCCCCTTCCGTTATATCAATTATACTATCATTAGCCGTAAAAGTAAACATTATTTTTTTGATCTTGTTGAATAGGGGCCAGTTGGTTATCTCATCTTTTTTACCATCACAGTACCACGAGAACTGACATTTATTTTTTATTGGAAACGGTTTGCCGTCTCTCCAAGAATTTCTAGTCAAACCCTGCGTCACCACTTCTTTAATTGTCCCAGGAAACCTCTTATCCTTAACCCGATTCAATGTTACATGCGCCACCGCCAGCTGGCCAGCGATACCTTGGTTGCGAGCTTCAAAATATACGTTCTTGGCGAGCCACGTGACATCCACTTCATTATATGAATGTGCTGAACTCGACAACATAAAAACAATCGGCAAATATTTAAACATAAAAAGTATCCCCATTACTATCTAACACCCAGTCTATCCATTCTTTAGCTGAATCCATATCTTTGAACCCAATCAGATGTGACTCTCTGCTGTAATAATTGATGACAAAAACCATCGGCCTCCCTTCAAGAGCAGAGATTTTAAACACCCAGCCATCCATAGTGATTGGGTTGCATGAAATGAATGACTGTTCTGTTTCCCAATCACTATATTCTTCCCAATCATCCATTGAGGGTTCCCTTATATGTTTTTATTGTTTCAATGCATTCGCCAATGTAGTTGTCTCTTTTCTCAACAAACACCTGAGCCTTGTCTTCATTCTCAACAGCAACTACAATTACAATTTGATCAACAGGGATCTTAGTTCTTTCTTCGAACATCACACAATATGCAGAAGCTTGTTGAAAATAACTACCAATCCATTCTTTCTTCTTTAACTTACTCGACGTCTTATAATCAATAATAGACAAACGACCGTTATACTCAGCAACACAATCAACACGCCCAGCTATCCCCAGATAATCAGAGTAGAGTGGACACTCTTGGGCATAAACTAATCCCAAACTTTCATCAAGAACTTTTCTTATTGAATTGAACATAGCTTTCTCGTGCGGGAGAAACTTTGTTTTGTCTAACTCATTGTTCACATAATCTTCGCACATCTGGTGAACATTGGTTCCTCGACGAGCAGCTTGAGTGGAGATGCGGTTGGCTTCTTCCTCACCAACTCGCGCTCTCCACTCAGCTATTCCCTGTTTTGACAGAACACCGAGAACCGTAGTGATGCTAGGATAAGCACCATTCGGAGTAATATAATACCGACCGCCCTTAATAGTCTCAGTGTTCAATTCCTTGAACAACATTTTCTTGTGCTCAAACATAATATAAATCCTTATCAATACACCAATTATACTATAAAATCATGTAAAAGTAAAGTTATCCTCCGTAGATTCCCATGTTGTAACAGGTTTGAATATATTCCCTAACAAAGTCAGATCTGACAATATCATCTGGTCCGAAGTCTATAGAAGAGAAGCTGTCCATCTTACTCAGAACACTGATGAACTTAGCGGCACCTGATTCGGTGCTGTACCGTTCGCTTGTCAAATCGTCTTGCTTTCCGTCACCCGAAAAAATTATCCTGGAGTTTTCGCCCACGCGAGTAATTACTGTGTTGAGTTCTTGCCAGCTTAGGTTTTGAAACTCATCGACAATGATGATGGCATCATCCCAAGTCTGGCCCCGAACGAATGACGTGGTTGTGAACACAACCTTTTGCTTTTGCTTTAGGACATCATAAGCATCACCTCTTCCGAATAAATCGGTGAAGATAGCTCGGTAGGGTTCCTCGTAGATCTTAGATTTTTCGGTGATCGATCCTGGGAGGAAGCCCATATCGCGGGAAGGAACAACGCTTCGCACAATTATTAATTGTTGCTTTTGCTCAACCTTGTTCATTATGTCGCGTATCGCCAGATAAGATGATAAGAATGTCTTACCTGTGCCAGCGCAACCGTGGAGAACAGCATTATAACCGCTGTTGTATGCTTTGAACACCTCTCTTTGTGTGTCAGTTAATGGTGTTATTTCCCTTAATGTCAGGCCAGATTGTTGTCGATTCCTACCACTAGCCTTTCTTTCTTTCTTCTTTTGCCTTCTATCAATGTAGTAATCTATCTCAGAAATGTTTTGGTCTACATGCGCAAAAGTGGATGACATATCGTCTCCTTGGTTATGGTTAAAGATCCATATTATATTGTCCCTTCTTTCGCAAGCCGTGTTTCTTTGCGAGGTCTTGAACTTTGACAGCCTTAGTAGACCGTCCACCTTGTTTGTCCGCGAGTGCGGATCCTGGGTGTGCTTCTGCGATGCGGGAAAGGTTCTCTTTCCAGCCATCGTCTAATTTTGCTAGGTGGGCAGTTCCTGATACTAGAGTTGGCGCACTCAATATAATCTGCCTGACATCTGTATTCAGTTCTAGGAACTTTTCTTTCTTAGATATAGAAAGGAGCAAAGTAAATCTCTCTCCTGTTTCGTTATTCTCGAAATCGTATAGGGGCATATCATCTCCAGTAATAGATTATTTATACGGCTTTTGCTTTGAACCAAGAGGGTACAGGTCTCTTGGACCAAACCATTTTAAACCTTTCCTGCTTTGTCTGATAAAACTTTTGGTATGACATAACAGGATCGCTAGACATACATTCAGGATTACTGCCCATAGCCAACTTGAATGGGGTAAGTTTTCCGAAAGGAATATTGTTAGGTATTTCCACGAGAACGTCGCTGAGCAGAGTATCACTAGCATGCTTCTTGCCGTACCTGTACTGATACTCGTCACACAACGCAATGAAGTGCGCATAATGCCAAACATAGTTCGCCCTAGATTCCATAGTCCAGATTGTACATGGGTGCGCCATATGTACTGCTTTGTATAATACACTTTCCCTAGAATCAGGAAGTTCCCAGTACTTGCTCATGGTCTTACCCGACTTAGATCTTCGCCTACCTTCAACTCCATCCAACATTCGATGAGCAGTAGACAACATCTGCGCAGACTCGACAATCATTTTCACAACGTGCTTATCGCACTGCTCTTGCGCAGATACGATAGGGCTTTCATTCAAAACAAAAATATTCATGGTCTATCCCACCAAGGTTCACGTTTCCGGCAAGCAGTTTTTTTCTGCTCCTTCTTCTTATCCTGATGCGCAGCTGGCTTATGCAAATTATCCATATTTTTCTTTACAGGATTCTTCTTGCCAAATATGTTGTCCCAATTATCAGAATATGTTTTCTGGTCTTTAGTGCGGTTCTTTGAACCCTTACCGCCATGCCATTCCTTAGTCATCATTATCCTCTGTGACGCTCTTCACTATCAACAAATATAGATAAAAGATTATGATGGTGCAACCTATTGCGACAACCCAATCCATCATCGTATCAATCTCAACATATTCTTCATACCCTTGGAAGTCTGAAGGGTCTTCAATACTTTAGACCTGTAGGGCGTGCGCAGCTGGCGCAAGACATCTTTAATTTTTTCACACTCATCGGGGGTGATTGTGAGAGTCACGCCGTCATCAGTTTCTACTGTGTTCACAGCCTTGAACTTTCCTGGCTTCACAACCTCACGAGCAGATTCCGAGTCTTGGATTTTACCCAACTGATCCCAGATAGGCATATTAATAAACTCGAAGTCAAACTCATCATCAAAAAATAACTTACCGCTCATATCATCACCTTCTTAAATTTTCTACCAGTTTTAGAGAACTTCTTCATCGGATTCTTCATCTGAATCAGAACATCAGTTCCGTGTTTCATATAGGCTACCATCCAACCTTTCTCATTCAACACATAAGTGTGGTTGGGGGTGTTATCGGGCCAAACCGTTATTTCTTTCAATGCTTCCATAATATTCCCCTTAAAGGTAGTGCGGACCAGTCCAACGAACAGAGTAGTGTTCATCAAAGATATTACCACGAGCCTTATTCATCGCTGGTGCGCTATAGCCAGCAGCCATCAGGATATCGCCCTTCTTGAACTTGTTAGTATCTTCTTTCACTACGAAGCCCCATACTCTAGAACTGGTGCGCTCGCCGTCATCACTCACCTCTTCGTTAGTGATCTTCACATACTTGCGGCCAGGATTTAGAGTCAGCTCTTTGGCGAACTTGTCAGCACGGCACACATCACCATACTCAGAGCGAGCATTCCAAGCGCGATAGTCTTCGGAGATATTAGAAAGTAGGTTCTCAATAGCAGTATTAAAATCAGTCATAATCATTTCTCTAATTAGTTATTTAATACGGGTATTATACTCTCATATCACAGAAAAGTAAAGCGTTTATTCATTTATTTTAGTTATAGGCGCTATTCGCCAAACTTATGGCGGTGCCATTCATCCAGGAGCCACTCTTCATTTTCCCCCTTATAGGCACCGAGCTCCACATAGGGCTGACCATATGCATCACGCTCTTCGTTAGCACTAACCCAATATCTCTTTACGAACATCTCAAACTCTTGTACTGTACTCATGCTTATCTCCTCTTCCCCGTGCTGGGGTCTCTCGATTCATCATTAGTTAAAACTACAAGGTTGCCTTTATTGTAGGCTTGACCTATGGTTATGGTAGAGCTGTTTGCGTAGAATCGCTCAGGTGCTGCTGTTGAGCCTCCAATGGCGTTGTTTGATGGGTAGTCTTGAGTTTCTCTGCGGTATCCGGAATCGGGTGCATGCGGTTTGAACTCGGTAAGAATGGTGCTTTCTGTGCTGATATCTGAGAACATCCTGCGCCCCGCGTGTTCCCTCTCTTTTTCCTTTACTTTTTGCATGAAAAGGACATCTCTCCTTTGGGCGCGAGCCTTTCGATTGGACATAAGCATTTGCCTTCTAGACATATCAGAACTCCATAATATAAAGAGGTAGTATACTATATTGCAAGAGAGATGTAAAGCGTTTTTTTAATTATTTTTTGGCGGGGGAGATATTCCCGTCATCGTCGATTGCTATGAGTTTAGCTGACGATAGGGTATCTAAGACGGAATCAACTGCAGTTTCAGTTCCGCTATGAAACCCAGCTAGATATGAAAAGTATGTGCAGGCGGCAATAAAGCCTGTGAAAATGATTATCCATTCTATGCTCATTTGCTATCCTCTTGATATTGCATTCTTGTTTGTAGTTCTATGATTTTATGTTCAAGATCACGAACTCTTCCTACAGTCTCTTTTACTTCAGGAGGCGGCTCGAAGTTTTGAATCCATTCCCTTGACTGTTCGCTGTGTGCCGACAACCTTTCTTGGTTGCTCTCAAGCATCGTTAGCCTTTCGATGGTGCCAAAGTACATCCAAACACCTATAGCTGTGGCTGATAACAACCATATAAGGTTCTTGAGCGGGATAGTGAATTCTTGATCTTCGTTTATTTTTCTAGCAGGCATATGGTTATTTAGTCGTATAGGTTCTTGTTAAAAGAAGACAATGACATACCTGTAACGTTCTGAGCATCGATCTTTTTTGTAGCAGTACCATCTGGTATGACCATCACGAAATTAGTATCGGAGTAGTGATTAGCAAACCACTCAAAGTATTTGACGCGATAGAAGTTGTCACTCTCATGAGCATGAGTCTCTGGTCCATAATTCTGAGTGTTCTTGTAGACGTTATCAACCGAAGCCGAACCCTCTAGAATGAAGTCGAACCCGAGACAGTAAAGTAGATTATGATCGCGGCGAATCGCTTCAACCATAGCATTCATACCAGCATTAGAACGCCTCCTCTGGAATGGATTATACTCCGCCGATTCATACTGCTCTTCTTCAGGGGGGAATATCACCTCAGACTTACAAACGCCTATCCTGACGCTTGCATCAATCTCATCAATCATACCAGCATCAATTGCAACCAAATAATCTAGAGCGGGGAAGTCTCGGTAAAGGGCATTGCA